AGAAGTACCAGAATAAAGAACATTCGCATAGAACCAAATAGCGGTTCGATATGGCGGGCTACCCGGTCGCCTACAGAACGTGGTAGCAAGTATTGTGCCGGGTGTTTAACGTGTTGGTTGAATTGCATTTTGCTTATTTAACTCTTTAAATTGGCTAATAAGCCTTAGCCTTAAGCATTATCGTACCCTACTGGAACAGAATTGTATAGAGCGCATTACATGAATGGCACATATGCTCTATCAAGTTGGAACTTGGCGGCAAGTCGCTTACGTTCGCGCCGTAGCGGTTGGTTAGGAAGATGTTAGTAGAATTAGTCCTAAACACAATGCGGCCACACCGGGGACAACGGAATTCCCTTAGCCGGTCGCTAGGCTCTTCGGAAGCGTAGATATATACAGTGTAATGAGTTTTGCCATTGTCGTTTACCCTAGCCATAATTCCTCTTCCGACTCATACAGAGCCCGCTTAATGTTAATCTGTCCACCAGTCGCTAAACCGTTCTTTATCTCAAATGAAGGTAATGCACGTTGGCTAGGCGGCGGCGTACTAACCACGCCGGCACTAGTAGCCGGTTGCAGGGTCGGGATAACCAGGGCTAGGGTTTGGAATGCGTCGGTACCATGAGAGGTCCAGTCGTGTACCGGGCTATCCTTGTATACCATAAGCTGTTCGTTCCATTCTTTGCGGTAGCCCTTGAGTGCATTTATGCCCCGCTTACATTTCTCTTTGTCCCACCAACAGCGGGCAAGCACAGTACGGATAGCTTCTATGCCGTCTTCCTTGGCACTAACCCGCTTAACGACTTCAAAGTTAATGCCTACTGATTTGGCTACTTCCTGGCGGGTCTTCGCGTCCTTACCCATGTTGCGTACCCTAATGTCATGGGGGGCGTAGTGCTTGCCATAGAGGTAATCGGCCATACGTTCAAAGCCTTCATGCTGGCCGCGTAGCACCTTGGCATAAAAGCTAAAGCCTTCGCCGGACGACTCGAAGTAATCTATTAAGCGTATTTCCCTGTTGAATAACTGTACAAACCATATGCTCATAGAGTCATCAACGCCCAGGTCCCAAAAGGTATGTACCGGCAACTGGGTTTCGTGCATAACGGTTGTAATACGGCCTTGTTCAGTCGCGCGGCGCATACCGGCACCGAAGTAACTACCGACAACTGGGCTATCCCACCTACAATAGTATTCCTGGTCCACAAACGCATTAGCTTCTTCTAAGCTTTGGCCCCGGGCTTCAAAGCGCCGTATGGTCCGGTCCCGAATGCGTACCATTTGCTCATGCGTAAATACCGGCGTGTCATCAACCGTAAGCACCGATACATATACCCGGGGGTCTTCCTTCCAGGCTTCCAGTAATCCCTTGGCGGCACTATCGCCATTAGCGGTTAGGTTTATCAGTAAGCGGCCATGATTAGCTTCCAGGATAGGTTCAATAATATCTATTACCGAAGGGTCCATTGCCTGTAGCTCTGATAGCACAAACAATTTGGAGTTACCACCACGCAAGCGCCCAGGCTTATGAGCCGATATAACCCGAATACTCCCACCGGTAATATACTCAATGCTCTTAAGGCTATCGTTCAAACCGTCGTCGTTGTTGTGGGCTTTTACGCGTAAGGCTTCCGGGAAGAAATCAGTAAAGCGGTGGCCGTCGTTGTCGTAAGACTCCCATAGGTTATCGCGGGCCATGTCCCCGGTTGGAAACGCATACTTACAGGTCATAGGTTCTTCGGCGCAAAACTCAATTGCGGCATTCCAACAGGTCATGTCTTTACCGGCGCGGCGGTGCCAGTTCAGTACAAATATATCGTATTGCTTACCTTCGTGCGGTCCTTCGCCATACCATGCGTCCCAAAAGTCCTGCTGGTAATCGCGGGCTTCGTACATATACGGAAGGTCTACATTAACGGTGCGGGCCTTAGTATTAAGCATTTATACCAACCATGAGTTTAAATTTAGATTACGGCGCGTACTGGGCCGGCAATTTGCGACACCTATACGACCCGACAATATCATATAAGGCATAAATTATGCCTTATGTTTGTGCTTACGAGTAGTAACGATAACTTCCTGGGTGCCTTCTTCTACCTGTTTGTCTATCCAACCGAAGTTGTTTTTAAGATTAAATATGGTGCCGGCAACGGCGTTGGTTTCCAGGCGGCGCTGTACGTCGTGCTCTATTTTTATCTTGGCTTTTTTTATCGTGTTACTAAAATCAACGTCTAAGGGGTCGTAATCGTCGTCGCTTGGTTTGCTGTCGTACTTGCCGTCTTCATAGTCCAATAACACCTTACGGCTAGTGTCTAACGCTAGTGCCAAACCAGTAACGCTATAAGCTTCACGTTCTGAAATGCGATACCTGGTAATCTCTTCCGGTGGCTGGTCGTAGTCGTTAACAAGCCGGGTCTTACGGACCACCTTACCCCTAACGGTAGTTTCGTACTCTTCTTCCACTTCATGCCATTTATATTCAATAACCTTAACCGGGTGCGGCTCACAGTCGGCAAAGTATTTATCTATTTTAGCTTGCAAGTCGGCTACACTAGCAAACTTAAGCGGTCGGCCCATTTTGGGCTTATTAGTATTTGTATTATCCTGGCCTAATGCGGGCTCTACGTTGCTCATACTTAAGGATATTTATAGCATGAGCACTATTAACTTTACAAATCCTCAGTCTTAGGCGGCTCCATATGTTCCAGGTAATGCTTGGCGGCATAGTCTACTATCATGTCCATAATAATCAAATCTATAAGCTTCCGGGGGAGCCCGGCGCGTACCATGTCTTCTACCTTAAATTTGTCTTTGTCTTCCTGGGTCATCATACCTACATAATACCGTAGTTTAACTTTGCAAGGCTTTTATTTCATTATCCCCGGTATGCTTATCGTGATAGTAATACCCCTGGTGTGGGCCACTTGGTACATAGAAGGTAACTTTGTCGGGTGTATTCTCTACTATTTCGGCCGGGGTGCCGTCGGGAGCTGTTAGCTTGGCGACTTCCCTAGCCTGGGTCCGTATCAAGCTTGAGGTATGGGTACCGCATTGCTTACAGGCGCTAGCGTACTGGTCGGGTAAGTCTACATGGTCGGTATGCTTCCGGCAGTTAGCGCAATACAGCGTCTTAATCAACATAGGGCAACCGGACCTGTCCTACTGGTACTTTGTTTTTGGCTTCCGGGTCCGGGTGTTTAACTAAATAGCTCTTCGGCGCATTATTCCGGTTAAGATAGATTTTGGCTATGCGCTTTACGAATGCCATTTGTTTTTTGGTCCCCCGCTCTTCCCCATTTAAAATGCGCCATATAGTAGCGCCCTGTTCGGCGCTTACGAACTTCATTTGCCTGTTCTTAAGCAGAATAAACGCCATGTTCGTATTTTATTCTGCTTACGGCTATTTAAGCAAACTGTTACGACTACAAACCCTTAGACCCTGGGCTTCTAGTCGTAACAGCGCCGGGTATGTAGGGGTGCGCTCTCGGGTGGAGTAGCGCGGTGGGCACCTACCCCCGGCTAACCACTAGAAGCACGTTATATCTTGACTTCATGTAGATATTGTACGTTCGGCGGCTTACTCCAAACCAGGTGCGCCCACTTCTAGTAGCTGTTACTTGCTCAAATTATCAAAGTTCTTAGGCGGGGCAGTTTAACGACTAGGTGAGCGTGTGAGCCTACCATTCTTATACCCGGGTCAAATTTATTATAGCTTCCCTATTCCCCTTTTATGTTGTACCATTCTTCCCAAATCTGTAACCAGTAGGGCTTCTTACTCTTCCTAGCCGGCATGGATAACCTCTATAGCTATTTGTTGCATATCTTCCCGGCCACGCTTTTCGGCTTCGTATTCCAGGTTCAATAATCGTTTAGCGATAGTAAAGCGGTCCTGGGCTAGCAATTCGTCGGCTAGTGCTAGGGCTTCGTCGGCGCTCATAAGCTACCCCCACAGTTAAAGCATAACTTACGGCCGTCGTCGGCATTCTCTATAACGTCTAACCCATGTTCGCCGTATTCTATACATTCCCGGCGGGCGGCTAGTTTCCAGGACCTTAGCTCCCGGTCAATAGTTGGTAGTATCAGTAAAGCGGTTTGCATGGCTAGTTCCCCCCTATGCCATTTAAAATTTGTTGAGCTTTTTTAAGGTCGGTTTCGGCCTGGTCTAAGGCCTGGTTGCTAATCTTGTTAAGGGCAAGCATAAGTTCTAACATCACTTGCCCCGCATTTCGTCTATTTGGCTATCTACCCGCGCTTCGTTAACGTCCTGGGCCGGGTCGGCTTCTTCCAAGGGTATTGCTACCCCGCAACCTTCCAGGCCGCCGCATACATACACCTGGTAGCTATGGCCGTCGGTCCGGTCCGGGTGTGAGTCCGGTACCTCTACTTCTTCTATTTCGTAGTCGCTATGTTCGTGGGTGTCGGTGTCCCCGGTAATCGGGCATTCCCATATACCGGCGTAGCGGTGGCCCTGGGTGTAGAGCGTCGCGTAGTGTAACTGTTCCGGGTCGTGGTGGTCCCGAACCTCATACGGCGGGTGTTCCGGGCAATAGATTTCCTTAGTAAAATGGTCGTCTTCGTACTGTTCGCGGGCGGCCTTAATGTCTTCGTTTGCCATGATTTTTGCCCCCCGCCCTACTTAATGCGCTTAGTGAATTTGGTTATGGTCTTGGTTGAAACACCTGCTGGCAGTTCATTGAAAAGACCGCGATAATCACGAACCTTTTGAGTGTTAAGGGCTGGCTTAATCATTTCTGAGTCTAGCAAGCTAGCGTCAGTGATTATTAAAAGCTCTGCTTGCTCAAAGGCAATTTTACCCCAAGAGCCGGTTAGCTTCTTAACGTTGCGGTCAAGCATTTGCTGTTCTACAAAGCCCCAAAACTCGTTAATTTGGCCCTGGACTTCGTTTACGGCGGCTACAAGCTTGGCAAATTCTGCCGGCTTGCTTATGTCTGCCTTCGTTGATTTGATTAGTTGGTTCATAGCTTTTTCGCCTTTCTATGATTACCTTATTACCCCATAAGTCTACTCTACCTGTTAGTATTTGTCAAGTAAGAAAGTTTGTAAAGTTATACACAAGCTTTTCCCTTGCACGTTTGCCTCTATTCTATCCAGCAGGGCTTGTTCTGCTTCACGGATATGCTGGGTAATGGTAGCTAGAGCTTGTTCTCGGTAGCTTAGTTTGCCTACTCGTAAGGGTTCGCCGTCATCTGCAATAATCTGTTCCTCAAAACGAGCTAAGGCTAGGTTTAGCCAGTCATTGTCTGTAGTCATTTCTTTTTCCTCGCTATGCACTTATCACCGCACTCTAGGCAGGTGTATTTAGGTTGCTGGTCGGTATGTTTTACGACTGGTGCGCCGTGGCAGTGGCTTTCCCATTTAGGGTAGGGCATTTGTTGGGTTAGCCAGTCATTGTCTGGTGTAGGGGTTGGTTTGGGCGGATTAGAAACGCTCATAGCAACTCCAAGTCTAATGCAACCAATTCGATACCCTTTGTGTGGTTATGCGTACCTTTGACGGCATCGAAAAGGTGTAAGCCTAACTCTGGCTCAATAGCATTACTAAGTAACTGCCGCTTGTCGCCCTTATAACCGTGCCAGTTATCTATTACTATTCCGTGTCCAGCCATCTTTACATCTAGAGTATTGCCTTTGCTGTGGTCTACCTTAACTGTCTTACCGTAAAACTTGGGTAAGTGTTTATTGCTCCAAAAGTAGTGCCTGGCAACTTCTTGTGGCTTAATGAGAGCGTCGTAGTAACTGATGACATTCTCAATTATGTAGCTGCCTTCGTAGAAC